AGCATCAAATGCTGCTGAACCTCTGTAATAATCTTCGGATGGTTTACGGAAGAGAGCATCTATAAATCCTATTGGACCTCCAGTTTCTGCTGTATAAACAGTTGGTTTTACTGTAAGAGTATGCTTTCCTTTATTAACCGTTATCTTTTTAGGAGTACCTTCACCTGTCATATCAATACTATGCCTACCAGCACCAATATCTTCTTTAGTCTTATCAATTCCCCTAAAGGTATTAGTTCCTATTTGCTGACCATCAAGAAAAAGAGTTGCTGAATGATCATTCTGGAATGTAAATGCATACTCACCTGTTACAGGAAAATCAACATTACTCCAAGTGTAATTAACTAACTCAGCACCACCAATTTTTGGATAATCAGGAGAGATTCCATTCTCATTCATGAATGTTCCATATATCTTACTTCTATAATTAAACAGTGCTGGTCCTTTATAGGTTACACCATTTCTTGTAGTGTCTGCAAAAAGTTCTTGTTCAGCAACCGCAGAAGACATCTGATAAACAGAAATTGCTTGCAAATAATCCCAAGGATTCTTAAATGCCATCTTAGGATTAGATTTAATTGAAGTCTGTGTCTCATCTGTCCAACCAGACTCAAGAACAGTAGGATCTGGTACGTTAATAATTGCACTACCATCTGGTCTACGACCATACCCTTTTACAAAAGTAACTTCATAAGTTTTACCTGCCTTAAAGGTTCCTCTCTTCTTAAGAGTACCACTTACTTTCCACTGCTCTCCACCCTTACCTAAATTATCTGCAGGATTAGAACCACCACTTAAAGTTATTATATGAGTTTCTCTACCCGTACTGCTATTGGTTTGTGTCCAAGTAGTATTACCAATTTGAATCTTCTGTAATGCCTTACCACTTCTGCTAGGTGAATCAGCCCAAACATAAGTTAAACTAACTTGTACATTAGTGCCCTGAACATCAATAGAATCACCACTTGAATTAAACTCTGCTGTTCCTCCAGTAACAGAATCAATATTAAAAGTAGCATTCTCATCAAATCCATTACCAGAATTATCATCGAAAGCAAGTCTTCTAGAACTTGTATAACGTTTATCTCCTGGTCTCTTCAATCCAGTGTAACTAATAGTGTTACTAGTATTCCCACCAGTATTTGGTGGTTGAGCATCAGTTTTAGGTACATCAAAGACTAAAGGATTTGTTTCTGTTTGTACAGTAATCTTAGTTACAGAAGGTGGAGAGAAATTAAGCTTAGCAGCAGGAGAATCTACTTTAAATTTACAAGTAGCAGTTCTATTAGATGTGTTCCCATCTACAAGATCATAAAATCTACCACCAGTTACAGTAAGTTCACAGTCCTTCCAATTATAATCCTTATAGTCCTCCATCTGGAGACGTTCTTTTCCATCAGCAGTCTTATTAACTCTTAACTTAACACCATAGTCATCTGCTGCATTACATTTAATAGTTACTTGATACTCTTTATCATATTCAACTTCTCTAGTAAAGTTATTAAAAACTCCAGTTACCTTTCCACGTTCATCATTCTTATGAGACCTTATGGTCAACTCCTTAATATCAATTGTACTATCACGAGGTGATTGATGACTGGTAATAAACTGTACTGTTTCACTATTAGGTGTTGTAGGTGGAGCAGCACCCTCTAAAACATCCCAAGTAAATCCAAGATCAGCATCAACTATATCGTTACCATAAGCAGTAAGATAATATTTACTACCTGTCTTAGTAAACATTATACCTTCAGGTTTGTTATTCTTATTAGTCTTTATTGGTGCTCCTGATTGCCAATCCTTAGTACTAAAAATCTTTTGACTAAAATATTTCTTTTTAGTCTCATAATTTTTAAAGTTTTGAACTCTAGCAGTAAGAGTGTTCTTACCTTCTGCCATATAGAATTTGGTTTCTTGAGGCCATGGTTCATCTCTATCTTTTGGTTTTACTACAACATCTAAACTTGATCTTTTATATTCCTCATTTTTAAAAGAGAGATTAGGATCATCATTTCTTTCAGCAACTAAATTACCATTAACTAAAATCTGACCAAAGTTATCTACTGTACCCTTAAAGGTATAATCTCCTTCATAGGGTGCATCTATAATCCAAGTCTGTTCCCATCCATCTGAGTTACCTGTACCATCTGTACCAGGACTATTAAGAGGAGGAATTGGAGATATTGCATACTTATTTGTCCACTTATCCCAATACCCAAACTTAACTGGATACCAAGGAGATCCCTCTGGTTTCATACGAGTATGCCAAATAGGACTCTCTGGACATTCTCCCTCTGTTAATATTGGTGGAACTATTGCTGCTGGTGGTGGAGGAGTTGGTGCTTTAATTGATAATGCAACAGCCATTGGATTCTCATTCCAACTCTTAGGATCTGCAACCGTTTTATATGCTAAACTTGCTTTTATATCAATTGCTAATGCCATCGGATTAGTTGTTGGCCATTTACCACCAGGAATTTGACTGTGAGTTGCGGTAATAGTATATGTTCCTGCCTTTACAAAGAATGTATGAGTAACCTCTCCTGTTGCTTTATTGTTATTACCTACAAATCCATCTTGGAAGAAGTCAACCTGATCACCTATCTTTATTCGTACATCATCATCAACATGAACATGTATATCATAGTTAGTACTAACAGGGAAAGTAATGTTTGCCCATATAATTGTATGATCCCCTGCATAAGGCATGTTTGGAAGTGATAGTGCAGTATCAAAAGGAGCAACACCATACTTTGCTAAGAGTCCTCTCTTATTTTTCGATTTCCATAGTCTCCTATCTGCCTTATCAATATATTTTAGAGTATTAAATATTGTTTGCTCTGTAGTTGTTGTATCTGCAGGATAAACTATTCTACTTTCATTTTCAGACAATTGATATGCAGTCCTTGCAGCAAAGGATGCATTCTGAGGAGTAGCAATCTGTAATGTATTACCTATCCTTACACCTCTATCAAAGAAATCAATCTTCTGATCTTCTGTCTCCTGAGTAGCACCTGTATCACCAATACTAGGAACTTTAGTATATGACTGTCTATCAAATGTTACTCTATACTTTCTACCATTCTTAAAATTACCTTTCTTACTAATAATACCTTTCTGTTGATAATCTTTACCACCTTTACCTAGAGTATCTGCAAGACTAGTTCCACCACTCAAGATTATCTCATGGGATTCAGTACCCGTACTACTATTAGTTTGAGTCCAAGTTACATCACCAATCCGAATAGACTCTAATGCCTTACCACTTCTGCTAGGTGAATCAGACCAACTATATGTTAGACCAATTTGTACATTAGTACCCTCAACATCAATAGAATCACCACTTGAATTAAATACTGCTGTTCCTCCATTAACATAATTGATAGTAAAATTAGCATTCTCATCAAATCCATTACCAGAATTATCATCGAAAGCAAGTCTCTGAGGACTATCCCAACGTTTATCACCTGACCTCTTCAATCCCCTGTAAGTAATAGTATTACTGTTATTCCTACCAATATTTGGTGGTTGAAAATCAGTCTTAGGAACTTCAAATACCAAAGGTTCCGTCTCAGTCTGAATGGTAAGTTTACTAATAGCAGGTCTTTCTTTAGGTTTGGAAGGTGTTACAGGTTTCTTAATCCTAAATTTACAAGTCGCAGTTCTATTGGATGTATTCCCATCTACAAGATCATAAAACTCACCATCAGTTATAGAAACTTCAAAGTCTTTCCAGTTATAATCTTTATAATCCTCCATCTGAAGACGAGTTCTTCCCTGACCATCCTTATTAACTCTCAACTTAACACCATAATCATCTGATGCATTACACTTAACAGTTACTTGATACTCTTTTCCAATCTCAATTTCTTTAGCAAAGGTATTAAAAACTCCAGTTACCTTTCCACGTTCATCATTCTTATGAGATCTAATTCCTAATTCACTTATCTCAAATGTACTATCACGAGGTGATTGATGACTGGTAATAAACTGTACTGTTTTTTTTGTCTCTAACTTTTCCTTTTCTTCTTCAGGTAGTCCAAGACTCTTATCCCAAGCAAAATCAAAATCTATATCAACAAGATCATTTCCAGATACTTTATAGAAATAATTCTTACCTTCCTTTATAAATTTTCCACCTGCATTTCTAACTATTGGTTCTCTACTTGGTTGTATTGGTGCTTTCTTTGTAGTTGCTCCATTATGAAGTTTAAAAGCTACTTTCTTTGTTGTAGCAATACCAACTTCATATTTGATTGGGTCGGTTAGACCATCTTTATTCCTTAAAGAAGATACCTTTTGATCATCAATATATAAATCCCCAAAACCTACAGCACCTGCATACAAACCTCTAAAGATATACTCACCACCCCAAGGAAATTCTATATCCCATTCAAAATCAAAAGTCTCACCACCGTGTGCAGATCCAGGTTCATCTGATGGGGGTACTGGTGAAATACCATATAGATTTAAGAAGTCTGACCATTCAGTAACACTAACAGCATATCCTACTGTGGTTACTTCTCCATTCTTAGACGAAGTAATATTTTGTTGATTTAAATTCTGCCTCGTAGTCCACCAAGGATTTGATAAATTCTTAAGACTCTCAAGATACCTATCAACCTCATCCATTAAAGGATCTGCTGCATACCTAGTATACTTTGTAGGATCCCACTCTCCAGTATCCTGACCATTTACACCCCAAACTCTACCATAAGGTATACTAGTATCAGCACATATATCTGGTCCAGACTCATCCATCTGATCCTTATAATATTTCCATGTCTCTACACAATTGTCTCCATCTGATACCTGTACACGAACTACCGCACCTTTACTAAAACCACACTCATCCTTAACCTCAACTTTAGGAGGGTATTGATATCCAAAACCAGGATTTGTAATATCTAATGTAAGTAACCCACCATCAGTTCCAACTACTGGATTAGCAAAAGCACCTACTCCACCACCACCATAGAAATATACTTCGGGATTAGAATTACATTTATGATCTAAGTCAATAGAACCACAATTATCAGGATCTTTTTTAGGTAGTAAATCTCCTGGTACTAACTTATTAACTTCATCTATACCAATATATTTTACCTTATCCCTATTCTTAAGAATGAATGCTGTATTTGGATACTCTTTCTCATGATCATTTGCTTCGCATAAAGAAATGTTAGGAACATATCCTCTAATACTAGAAATATACCCAACAGATATCTCCTTCTGAGTAACAGATCCAAATATATTAAATTGGGTTGCAGCAATTGCCATCTATTGTATAGTATATTCAGAATACATATTAGATATTTATCATGTATTATTTGAGTTAATTACAGCCTTTGCATTTTCATAATTCAATTCCAATTCTCCTATTGTTGGTTCTATAAATGGAACCCCACTAAGAGAATCAATAGCAGTATCTTTTACCTTACCTGCAATGTTTGCAATATTAGGTAACTGCTTCTCTGTTTGTGCAGCACCACCAGTACCAAGTGTATATAAATCAGATACTGCCTGATTAGGTGGCAACTCAAAAGGAAAAACATTTGCAGTCATATTCTCAAACTGAAGTGCTTGAGTTAAATTACCACCAATAGCAGCAATAGATCCCAATATATCATCTAACTTTTGACCAGTTCCTTTTAGTTGCTTCTTTGTTTTTTCCTGAGTAGCTGTAAGAGTAAATGTTGCATTGGTAGATTTAATACCAAAATTAGTCTGGTCAACAAATAAAACATCTCCCACCTGATACTCTTTTCCTTTTTTAATAACTTCAATACCACCTGCGTCTACTGGTCCTGCAACCATAGTCAACTTAAATGCACCGTTACCTGCAATAGATCCTGTTCCTCCTTGCATATGAGGCATGATAGTATCACCTACCTTATATCCTGTACCTATTGTATGAACCCGTACTGTTTGTATCTCTCCAGCAGTAACTGTCATGTTAATCATCATACCAGTACCAATTCCAGTAGTATCACAAACAACACCATTTTGATTTCCATTAACATAATTTGATCCTTGACTTACCCACTCATAATGTTGAGCACCATCTGCTGCACCAAAACCTGCTAATCCACCAGAGGATACAGTAAGATTAACTACACATCCCTCACCTTTACTTGTAGTAATTCCTGGATTTACATTACCAAAGATCCCAGTAGGAACAGATGTAGCAGTAAGATAATTAGTACCACCTAAAGTTTGATCTAATACTTCTGCATCAGTAATAGACATTACCTGACCTTCTATAACCTCACCACTATCCTCAACCTCACCAGTTCTCAATAACATCTTCTGCATGTCATCCATAAAAAAGTTTATACTCTTAACGATATTATCATTTGCTTTATCGATTAAATTTTTATTAGATGATATAACTTTTGCCGCTAGATCTTCTGCATAACATGCAGGAACTTTAGGAATAGTTGGTTGATCAGAATCATCTGTTAAACTATCGACAATATCATCTATAGTCGCCGTAGAAGACTCAGAAACCTGATTGATTCTATTAAAAATCTTTTCTGCCTCAACCAATATTTCATCTTCCTTGGTTATATCTGAGGTTAATCCAGTCTGATCCGTGATTGCTTGATTGATTAACCTATTAGACATACCGTTAATCTGATCCATTAGATTTCCAGTATCCAAAGTATCTTCAAGTACTTTTTCAACTGTACCACACATATTATCAGCAATCTGATTATAACTTTGCAATATTTGTTGCCCTGTTATCTCAGTCATGTCTGCCATCATCCACCTTTGACTAGATGGCATCTTAGCAACTTTATCTGACAACTCCTTATTCAAAGTTTTAGAGACATATTCCATCATCTTATCAGAAATTATCTTCATGTACTTAGACATTTCACATGCAGCATTTGCTTGGGTTGCTTTTAAATTACGTAGGTCTTTACCCATAGAAACCGCATCAACATATCCACCGTCTTGCAAAGATTTTAAATGCTTATCAACATCTATAGCAAGATTATCTACAACAATCTGCATGGATTTCATAGAAGACCCAATAAGATCATCGGGTTTCATTAAAGGAATAGATTTTTGATATAGTTCTTCTCTTATAACATCAGCAGCACCTGTCAAATGAATAGCATCTATATTCTCTTTAGTTGCTCCTGGTTTTGCTGGTGCTTGAGTAGAGTTTGCATTCTTAATTCTATTATCAATTCCCTTCTTAACTTGTTTCTGAATATATGCAAATTGCTCATCTCCAATCAATCCCAACTCCTCACTCATTGATTTTGCAAGATCAATGTCTGCCTGTTGCTCTCTTGATACTGGTTTATTCTTAGCAGTACCAAACCGATTAGTTTCTAATTTTGAATTTGCTTCTTCCTGTGCTGCCTCTTTTGATTTTGGTTTTTCAGTAACAAGATCGGTCTCAGGAACTCTTTCTTTAGAGGAACCCTTTTTAATAACAGCACCATCACCATATCCACTTCTTGGACCTAAGTTAGTATCCTCACTAGCTTGATCATTACTTAAAATAGTTTGGGCATTATTACCAAGCACTCCCATAATAACAGGAACACTTTGATCTTTGCCATCTAAAAAGAATCCAAATACAAAGTTACCCTGACGGAGGTTTGCAGTCTGAAATGCACTACCCTGACCTCCACCAGCAGTAACTGGGTACATTATCTGTGCCCAAGGAAGTTCCTCATCAACAGGAACAGTTTTATCATGGAGACCCATGATTCTTACTTTATATCTCCTACCCCAACCTGGAACTGCTTCTTTATTAGTCTGTTTACCTGGAGACATATTATCTCTCCAAGTGGAATCGTCAGCAATCTGACCGACCCACCAGAAGAAATCAGCACCTAAAAATCCTGAATTAAATAATGATCCCCCGATATCCATAGGTTAATCGTCGTATACCTTACATTCGTCTGCGTCTGGATGATTGTCACAATACACTTCTAGATGACTATCTTCATGTCGTGTATGATAATCATTGATCTTACCTTCGTTCGCATCTACTTTATCATCCTTATGATACACATCATAATCAGCATGTACATTTTCTAAATCTTCTTTTGTATATTCATGCATACCATGATTAGTATGCTCTTTACCATCTTTAGGATCAAGATAAACTTCGTGATCTAAGTTGTGTTTAATAGTCATAGGTTTTCTCCTAAGATTAGCTTGCTGTACCTTTTCTACCAAAGGAATCCCTAACCAAATTTAATTTAGTATAGGTATTTTTTGGAGTCATATAGTGGCATAAATCCGCTATAATATATATCCCACCAGCTTGCTGGTCGTTTTCTCCAGTTTTCTCTGCGGTAAGTCCAGGTGCATCTACAAATATAGCATCTCCTACGTGTAATGAAAAGTCTCCAGGTAAGGTAATCGTGACTTTTGATGCATAGAATTGATTATAACGTCTAATAGATTGATTTGCTATTTTAAAATACTCAAAATTCTGCTTCTCTGCATCATCAATTTGCTGAGATGTATCTCCAGAAGGTAATGATCCATGATCAACTAGGAAGTATGTAGTACGACTAAACTCTTTATTATCACCATCATTGATGGTATCAAATTCTGAATTCAACACAGGCAATGCTTTACCTGCAGATTGTTCGGTATCTTTTCCATCACCACTTTCTATTACTGAATCAGTAATAACTTCATAATAACAATTAAAAGGATCAAATAAAATCATCTTACTACTATAAGCACCAAGTCTCAACTTCTCCTGAACATCAACACGATTATCTAATTCATATTCCAATGCCTTTATATCATATCCTTGGGGAAGATTCTGACCTTTGGATTCAGGTGTCTCATTATAAATGATAGATTTCTTTTTTGGATTCTTAGAAGGATCTAATAAAGCATCTAATGATTTAAAATTAAATCCATTAGAAGTTTCATAAAAAAAGAATCCTGCTGCCGTACCACCTTTTCCTACTGGTACAGACTTCTTAGATAATGCATTCAACATATAGAATGGTTTTTTATTGTTACCATTGAAATTAAATTCATTCTCAGTATCCTCTATGTCCAAGTCCTTTTCACTTCTAAGATAATTTTGATCAGTAAGTATAGATTTTATATGCTCTGATACAACACCATCAAACCTAGTATTAACTCTTATCTTTTCATTGAATATAAACTCTTTTGATACCAACTCTAACTGAATCAATTCGGTCTTTGTATCACTGTCTATTGGAGTTATCTTATTAACATACAAAGTAAGTTTAGGAGAATCACCTATAGCAACTTCATTATTATCTTCAAATTCTATCTCAACTCTTTCCTGTCCTACGAGAGGCAAACCTTCTCTTACTGTTTTATTACCACCATCATCACTCTTAGCAGAATCTCCTGAATCAACAAACCGTATAGTCGCTCTAAGAGTATCCTGCAATATACTCTCAAAGTACATTAGCAAAGTAATACCAGCAGAAATATCTACTGACTTACTTCCGCCAATATTTGAAAAGATTTTAACGGATTTAATTGCAGCTGCTTCTGCACTTGCGGTAAGTATCTTGTCGCTCATTTTGTTATTACACCGTACTTATATTTAACCATTTGCATCAAGGGTCTCATAAGGATCCTCAGTGCTTCCACCACCACCAGAGAGAACTAATTCATCTCTTCTAGTCTGAGGTAAAGGTGGTGTCTCAGTTTTCTGTTGAACAATAACAACAGTATCAGCACCCTCCTCATAAGATGCACTCTTACTGATACCATCTCTTATATTATTATTTGTAGCAAGAATATTGTTAGCATCAGCTTTTGCCTTTGTAACATAATTCATTCTTTCCCTTATAGATAAAGCTCTATACTCATCGTATTCTTTACTAGAAACCACTTGATCGTTTATTTTATAAACTGTCTCTCCACGTGAACTAAAATTCATACTAGAAGTAGTTTGAACCTTTTCACCTCTATCTGTTTTTGGTTTTGGTGGTTCCTTACCATCTACTTCTCCTTTCAAAGTATCCTTATCATCCTTATCATCCTTCTCAGGATTCATTGGTTCTCTAGAGAATAATGCCCTACGCAATAAATTAACTTTGTCACCAATATTAAAAGGATTCAATATAAAACCACCCAATTTAAATGGATTCTTTGGTAACCCTTCCATAAATCTACCAAATCCAGTCTTAATCCAATCAAGTATTTGCTTTCCTCCATCAAGAACCTGTTTAAAATCTGATTTAATTTTCTCTCCTACTGCCTTTGCTCCACCACCAAACAGCAGACTATACATCAAATCGCCACCATACACACCAATCGTTTCACCGATCAACGTACCAAGAACAGGAACAGGTATGAATGTTCCTAGTGCTCCACCAACTGCTGCACCAAGTGCCTTAAACATTGCTTGTCCTGGTGGATCTCCAGTCATCATGGAGACTACACCAACAATCAATGGTCCTAAGATTGGTATCCTCTTAGCAAATCCTTTCACTGCTGGCATCGCTGCTTTCATTGCAGGTGCTACAACCTTTGCTGCCTTACCAAATATTTTTACTGCCCATCCACCAACCTTTGCTGCTCCTTTCTTCGCTACTTCTTTTGCTACACCAGCACCCTTACTAATAATATTTGCACCCTTACTAAGAAGACTCTTTCCTACATTAAGTACTTTACCACCTACATTCTTTGCAACATTTAATCCCTTTCCTATTCCCTTTACTAAATTCTTAGCAAACTTCACTACTCTCTTTACAATTACTCTTCCTATTCGGAATGCTCTCTTTACACTGGCCAGAACTGAATCAAATATTTTCTTACCAAATATCTTCCACATAAGGAAGCCATTGATTAAGGTATTGAGACCCTCCATTAAGGACTCAACATGTTTCATATTCTCTTCACCAACAACATTGCCGATGAAACCAAGTGCTAAATCATAAAGTTTATAACCCCAGTCAACGATAGTAGATACTATATTAAATAAAAATCCAACAACTGATATAATACCATCAACTGCTTTAAAAAGACCTTCAGCAATAGGTACTAACTTTGGTAGTAAAGGAAGTAGTTTAATTGCAACATAACCAAATACTATACTAGTAAAGAATTTTTTCAATCTCCCCCAAAGACTTAAGACTTGTTTGGGTGCTTTCATACCCATCTTCTTCTTTTTCTTTTTTGGTTTTGTCTCTAATTTCTTTTCTGCTGCTGCTTGTTCTGCTGCTTCTTGTGCTGTCTCTGCATCTTTCTTTCTTGCCTTCTCTGCTGCAAGAGTTCCCTTCAATACCTGATCTATAGAAATAACTTTTACTTTAATTCGGGTAAGAGTATCTTCGACACCAGCACCTCCACCACTAATTGCCATAGAAGGAGCAGTAGGAACTAAAGATGTAGTAGGACGGACAGCAAGTGCTCCACCTTTTGTTTGATCTGGTCCACTACCTCTAACATCAGCAATGAGTTGATCTAGTGTTGGTCTTTTGGTAACAGGTTTTTTCTTCTTCCTATTCAATAACTTATCAGTAGCAATCTTCTTTGCCGTTCCTTTAAGTAAAGTTTTTCCTAGTGATCCCAACATTATACACTAATCCCCAATAGTTTCTGCTTATTCTTCTTCATTGCAGGATAAACAACAGGGAAAGCAGGGATAGATGATCCACCCAACTCCGATGGTTCTTTAGAAGATGTATTAGTCTGCTGAATAATAGTTACCTTCTGATCATTAGATGTAGGAGGAGGAATATTTACAGACTTATCAAATGGTTTACCAATAAACTCCTTACCTCTATTAAACATACCCTGTGCTTTACCACCTACGAACTTCGCTGCCTGAACTTGTGGTAGCATGTTGAACATAGTATTAGCACCATCAAATATATTCTTAACTAAACCACCATTGTTAAAGTGTTGAACTAAACCACCATTGTTAAAGTGTTGAACTAAACCACCACCATTCATTTTAGCACTTGCCGTTATACTATCACCCATATCACCTAGTACCTGTTCAGTTGAACCTGGAACAAGTCTATTGAGACTATTTTGTAGAGCAGCAGGTTGAACATCAGGAGAAGCTATAAGTTCATCCAATTTAGCAATTCTTTCAGGTGATGCTCCAGTCTCAACCATATTTTGTCTTGTCTGTTCAAGTGCAGCAGGAATTTTTTCTGCACCTATCTTACCAATATCTGGAACAACTGAACCATCCCACAACTCCATAGATGGCATTCCCATATCTGCATATTGTTGTTTTCTTTGTTCTGGTGTTGCTTGGGATGTAGATATACTAGAACCAGACTCACCAAACGTACCATCACTATCAGTTTGTCGCATTATCTGTTGTTTCTTAGACATTCCACCACCACCAAAACGTGGAATACCTAAGTTCTTTCCTTTACCACCACCCGTCTGCATCGTTGGTATGTTTGTTCCACCAGCAGCAGCATTCATACCTTCCATTGTATCAATACCATACTGTTCGACTGCTCCCTTACTCATCACAAACTCACCAGGAGTTAGCATAGCAGGAACAGTATCCTTATCTCCTGCACCTGGAACTTCACCACCTTTATTAAATCCTTTAGCTTCTGTTGGATTTGGTACAATCTCCTTCGCATCTACAGGAGGTGGGTCTGCAGTGGGTTTATCTCCAACATCTTTCGTTATATCATTAACCGCTTCATCTTCTACCTTATCAAGTTCTTTATTTCCATTCCCAGTTATCCAGTTCATAATCTGACCTGGCAATGCCGTGACAAATTTAACTGCATCAAGTATCTTAGGAACACCCCACATCAATAGTGCAATAGTACCTGCTACCATTCCTGCTGGACCTAACAATCCTGGCAAGAACCACATAAGACTACCAAGTAATACAGGCCACCAGTCCTTTATGAATCTGAATATAGATGAAACCTTAGAAGCATTCTCTGGATTACCAAACCAATCCAATGCTTTCATTATAGTTTTACCTGCTACAATCGCAACAAAGAACTGCACAAACCTATCCCAAATACTCATAAAAGGTTTAAAGACTTTTGCTGCAGTATCTTTTATACCTTTACCAAGACCAAGACCACCTTTCTTTTCTAAATCCTTTTCTGCTGCTTTTACATCTTTCTCTTCTCCCTTTACTCTAGCATCATCCTGTGCATCCTCCTGCAACTTAAACTGATCTTGTAGAGTTTTATATATCGAGTCTACAGTATCTGCAATGACTGTTAAAGTGCTACCAACTCCTGCAAATGGATTAGAGTTTTGAGCATTCCCTTCTTCTTCAACTGGTTTAAGTTTATCTACTGATGGAGTCTCGCCTTTAAATCTTGCTATTCTATCTTCCTTACTTAAATATCCACCTTCACCATCAGTACCCATTACTCTTGAAGTAAAGTCATCATCCAATGCAGTTCCTTTCTTTATATCTGCTGCCTTTATTTTTTTTCTTTTTACCTTAATTCTTTTTGGTGGATCAATTAAAGTACTTACTCCACTAGATGGTTTATCATCACCACCTACTTCTCCTTCTGCTGGTCGTTCTCCTTCTACTTCTTGAGGTATAGGTACTTCATCATCTATATCTATTCCGTCATCTATTACATCTTCTACTACATCCTGCAATACTACCTTCTGTGCTTCTAACTCAGCAACTCTTTTCTCAAGACCAAGTACTCTTACTAATGTCTTCCTCTGCATTGCAAAGGACTTACTTAATGTCTTATGTAACTGAGCAGTTTCAATACCTAATCCTTTTTCAAGCCCACCAACTCTACCCTCCAATTTAAAATGAGGGTCATGAGCACTCCTCAGAGACTTTATTAAGCCTCCTCCTGCATACATGTGTGGTTTTCCTTTAGGCATTTTGTTTTTGCTTTTGTTTTAGTTCTTCTTCCTCAAGATGTTGTTGGAGAAGACCCACATAGATGTCTCGTTCCCAAGGCATCATATTCTCAATCTCTGTCAAGCTATATTTATGGTACTGCATCAAAGCAAAATTAAGTCTGAAGTAATTCTCCAGAGTCATATGCAGCATTGCTACCCGAAAAAAGACGCTAATCCCTCAAGTACTACTTCACTTTTTTTCTTAGTCTTGGGATTAGTTACTTCAATAGTATGAGATAGTTTAGGCATAGTCTCAAAGAACTTCTCAATTGCTTTAAACTGAGTTGAGTTCATCGATTCAAGAAACTCATTCATTTCTTTCTTAGTACAATCAGCAGATGCCCAGACCTCATCTTCTGTGTAAATTTTATCAATACAACTAGCAATCAATTCAAATGATTGTGTCATTGCATTCTTTTCATCAAAGTCAAAATTATTTTTAATGAACTGATCCAGAGAAGGATAAGTCATCTCCATCATAATACTATCATCAATTTTAATCTGGTTCTCATGATCATCATACTTCTGAACTTGAATATCATCCAAGTCAATTAAAACAGGAACTTGAGTTTTCTCATCATCAGGACAGATAACATTAACTTCTAATTCTTCTCCAACAGATTTACCTCTGATGTTGAGGAATAGAAATTCAATATCAAAAGTAGGAAGTTTCTCTACTTTAATCCCCTTTGACAGAACACAACTCTTCAATACTGCCTTAATAGCATTTGTGATCTGTTTATTATCTTCACTTTCTAAGGCAATCACTAAAACCTTTTCTTCTTTTACAAGGAAAGGTCTATAACTAATAGTCTCACCTGACGAAGGTAACTCCAACTCATACGTCGGAGTCGCAATTTTTGGTAAAGGCATAATATCCTAATACAATTCAATGTACTTTATTTATAGACCTTCGTTAGCAAATGTATTCGATACAAATTGTCCTGCTACTGCCCCTGCAATATTACCAAGAGTATCACTACCAATTGATCTATCAACAACACTATCAACTAAACTAGCTGCTGCATTACCAAGTATTCCTGAAACATTAAACCCTGCTTGTTGACCTGGTGTTGGTACAGTAATAGGAGAACTGTGAATGGGTCTTGCAATATACCTAATATATGTCATGGATACATTGCATGTTAATAAACTAGATCCTTCATAGGTAACAGGCATTGATGTTATTGCTAAAGGATATGCTCTAACAAATTCATACTCTATAGATCTACCATAATCTCTTTCAAACTTTCTAACTTTCAATCCTTGATTAGCACAATACTCATCGGGATATTGACTTCTATAATAGTAATTCGTATTCATCATATCATCTCTATCAGTTTCACCTACAATATATGATATCCAATTCTCAAAGAATCTGATAGGAGTATAGTTATCAGCATCTACATAAAAAGTTAAATCAATTCTATCATCATATATTCTTCTGTATGCATGTCTTTCAGTAACACCATGAAAACTATTATTGATCTCACTGGTTGCAAGAGAAGAACCAGGAAGACTTGCTTCTGAACATTGTAAATTTAGTTGCTCCTGATTAGATCCCAATATCGATCTAAGATTAGTTGGGACAGGTATCTCTACCTCAAAGTGAGAGGTTAAAGATGGACTAAGCAACGTATTTTTAATTTGCGTAACCGACTTGGGACGTGCCATCTATAAATAATTTTTTACCTTATATATTATGTATGGCTGAAAGTAAAAAGAGTTTATACAAACCATCAAATCCAAGAAAATATAAAGGTAATGTTAATAATATTATCTGTCGTAGTTCTTGGGAAGAGAGGTTCTGTAACTACTGCGATCTAAATGAAAACATTGTAGAGTGGGGGAGTGAAGAGTTCTTTATACCCTACCGTGCTCCTGATGGGAAAGCAAGAAGATATTTTCCAGACTTTATTATGAAAGTAAAGGAGAACACAGGAAAGATTAAAACATATGTGATAGAAGTCAAACCCTTTAAGCAAACAAAACCACCAAAGAAAAGAAAGAATGTGACTAAATCATACATGTACGAATGTAGAACCTATGCAGTTAACCAAGCAAAATGGATAGCAGCAAATGAATGGTGTAAAGATCATGGAGTTGAATTTAAGATTATCACAGAAAGAGAACTAGGTATAAGATCATGACAGACTCATTTGGATTTGATATAGAAATCAATAGAGTTGAAACTTACTTAAGTGAATTGAATAATGCAACGAATGATCCTGAAGAGATGATGCTAGAGATAATGGAAACTCTTAAAGATACTGTGACACCTATACCTGAAGTAGGAAAGTTCTATACCTTTGTATATAATGCAAAGACTCCTAATAAAACATATGATCAACATCCACTTGTTGCATGTACTTCATTAGAGAGATGGGGATTCAAAGGTCTTAATTACCATTGGAGAAAATCTAGAAACTATACGTGGGAAGAGTTAACAGGGCAGTTATACATAGTACAGTATGATGAACTAGAGGCATTGCTTGCAATACCGTATGCGAAATTTATCCTAAATAACTAAAAATATTGTCGAATGGCAACATACGGAAGCAGAGATAGCGGTAATTTTTCTTACTCACATCTACAAAACGTTCGCTACTATACAAAAATAGATTCAATA